GATTTTAGAGAGAACGCTCACAGCCGCATCTCCACTCCACGTAAACCCTTCCTTAAGTTCACACCCACAAACATTCTTAACCATATTTAACAATAACATCCCTAAAAAAAAGGATACAATAAGAATAGCGATTTGTCCAGTTTTCATACTTTTATAATATACTATAGATTTTTTTTTTCTATAAAATATATAAAATAAATTTAATAAAAAAAAAAAAAGATACGTGAATTTTAATTAATATATATGTGTATTATTTAATAGTAAATTTAATTTAGTTAGAATATGCTAATCCACCCATACCAGACATAATTCTAAGGACATTATAATTGACAGCGTAGATATACATAGTGTTGTTACGTAATAGTTTTGTACCAATGAATTGAGCGTTATCAATTCTAGAGAAATTGCACGTTCCAGATGGTTGATGTTCTTCAGGTTTAAGAGCAAATGAATAAATATGCAAAGTATCCCGATTTGAACCTTTACCCCCTGAAGTATGATATTTATATGCTTGATATCTAGAAAAATAGGTAGCAGGTAGTTTTTCAAATCTATCGTGTCCGTTTAATTTTAGCTGGAATGTGGGTTCTGAGTCTTGGGTGCCGGACGAGGGCGCATTACCGGAAGTAGCAAATTGTCCCGCGCCACTATTATCTGACTTGCCCCACGCGTGGAGTGTAGAAAGCGACCCCCAGATTAATTCTTTAACAGGATGATTTAAATTAAGTTTAAATGTATGTGTACCGGTTGTATTAATAACAAAGGATTGTACCTGAACTTGTTCAATTAAGTATTCGTGTGAAACTTGTGCAAATCTTCTTCTTTCATCAGTATCTAAGTAAATATAATTACACCACAACTCAAGACTCGCGCCAGTATAGCCGGAGTATATTGCAGTAAGTGTAATATTAATATTGACTTCGTGATATTGTAAAGCAATCAATGGTAATGATGATCCAACATGACGACAAAACCAAAATCTTAACGGAACATATAAATGTGTATACAAGGGACCGAGGGTGGCGTTGCCGCCGGCAAAACCGCCTGCTCCACTTGTAATCTGAAATAAAGAATTTTTGTTGCCGCTGGCGGAAGCACCGTACCCAGCGGCGGGGGTGGGGTCATTCGCTTCGTAGATCGTGCCTACTTCCGTCAATTCAGAATGTGCCTCCATCCAGTGACCAAAGTGTTTATCAATTAATTGACCACCTATCTCAACTTCTATATTATTAATAATTTGATGACCTAGGTTATTATTATTAGTGTTCAAAGCATTGCCAGTGTAAAACTTCAAAAAGCAATCATGAACTAAATCACCATTTCTGGCTAATGTGGCAACAACTCTAGAACTAGCAGCAACAGTCCCCTTGAAACTTTGTTTAATACATTCCATAGAAAAGTTAGTGTGTCTTCTGTAAACTACTTTAAAGAAAGTAATCTGGGGATTACCTGTAAGATAGATGTCCTGAGCTCCATAAGCTACTAATTGCATTAATCCACCTCCCATATTATTTTATATATTAACATAGAAAAAAAAAATAAATAAATAAAATAAATAAAATAAATAAAATAAATAAAATAAATAAAATATTAATTTAATAAATAACATTTTCGACAAACAGATATATAATCATTTGTAGATCCAACAAATACTTTATCCTTATTTTTATTAATTCTTTTTGAAAATATACCATGAGTTCCATCTTTACATATTGAACAATATGCTTTTAATTTAATAATGTCGTCGCAAATTGGTAATAATTTATGTATATCACCAAAATTGTCTCTATCAGAATCGCCATCTAATCCAACAACTATAATATTCTTATTATTAATTTCAACTTGATGAATTACAAATAAATATAAATCCTTGAAAAATTGTGCTTCTTCTATAATAATATAATTAGCAATACCTTTAAATTCAGATAATTCATTTAAAGTAATACAATCATATTCATTTTTATTGTGTGTAGATATTTTATCATTAGAATATCTATTATCTAAACTAGGTTTAATAATTATAGGTATTTCATCTATATGTTTTAGTGAATTAACTATTCTTAAAATTTCGGTAGTTTTTCCTGAATACATACATCCAAGTATTAATTTCAATGACATTTTTAAAATAAATGACTATAATAATCAAATTTAATTAACATATACTAATTTAGCTTGTCCAGATAAAACTCTCAAAACATTATAATTTACAGCATAAACAGTAAATTTTTGATTTCCTACATCTTCAGTTCCTCTTGCTTCACATATTAAATAAAAATTATTTATAGAAGATAAATTAATTGATCCAGATGGTTGATGATCTTCAGGATTTAATGCGAATGAATATACTGCTATTGAATTTTTCTTTGTAACTCCACCATATCCAGTATGATAATCATTTATTTGTTGTTTTGTAAAATATGAAATATCTCTAGAACCAAATCTATCATATCCATTTATTTGTATCCGCCATTGACCAATTAATGCTTTATCATAAGTTGCGGATGTTCCGTCACCACTAACCCATATTAATTCTTTTACTTGATTATTAAATGTTAATCTATTAGATTCGCCACGTATATCTCTTTTAAATTGTACTTGTTCTATTAAATATTCATGTGATATTTGTGCGAATCTTCTTCTTTCATCAGTATCTAAAAATATATAATCAACATATAATTCTGGGGAAATATTATCTGCTATAAATGTTTTAAATCTAATAATTAAAGAAACTTCATCATATTGTAATGCTATCAAAGGTAATGCTAATCCAATATTTTTACAAAACCAGAACTGTAATGGTGTATAAATATAATGATATTCATTTTCATATAAATATTCTGCATAATCATTTACGGCTCTTGTTTTAGGCGGGTTATCACTTATTAAAGTGTAATAAGGGGGGACGAGATCGTCGAGAGCATCTCCTTTGACCAGACCATCGTCATAATATGGCTTTACTTGCTGTTTAGTAGGTATTTTAATATTATTTCCATCATTTTTTTTTGCAACACTATTAGTAGTATTAGGTGAGGTAAAATAAGGAATAAAATTATATTTATCTACACCCCCAGCCATAGTCATTGATTGAAATTTAGTGGCAGTGTGTGAAACATTATTCCCATTTGTATTACCCATGCCAATATTCGGTGCTGAATTCATAAATAAAGCATTATGTGCTGATGTGAAATTACCATATTCATTTGGTTGTGTTAATTCTGCTTGAGTTTCTAACCAATTATTAGTATGTGTATCTATCACACTTGACCCAATTAAAAGTTGTACTTCTTTAAGATAATCATATCCATAATTAATTATCGGCGTCAACTTTTTGCCGACAGGTATTTTTTGTTGAATATACATTTTATGTATTAAATCACCTTTCCTCGCTATCGTACAAGAAGTAGTTCCACTATTATTCGGTTCATTTTTAAATGTTTGTAATATAGATTCTATAGAAAAATTAGTGTATCTTCTATAAACTATTTTAAAAAAAGTAATTTGCGGATTACCCGTTAAATATATATCGTGTGTCCCTTTAGCAACCAGTTGTAATAATCCACCAACCATTAATATATTATAATATATTAAAAAATTATTTGTATAACTTATTTACCTGATTATTTACTCTGACGAATGTTGTGCATTTTGATAAATCTTTTAACTGTCTGGCATTTACGTATGTACATGTGCTCCTAATACCACCTAATAAATCATCTACTGTATTTTCAACAGGACCTTTATATGGTACTTTAACTGTTTTCCCTTCAGATGATCTATATTTATTTACACCACCATAATGTTTATTCATTGCTGTATCTGAAGACATACCATAATATACTTTATATTGTTTACCATTTTCTTTTTCTTCGATGAATTCCCCACCCGATTCGTCATGTCCTGCGAATAAACTGCCTATCATAACAAAATCTGCGCCAGCACCAAATGCTTTACTCGCATCACCTGGACATGTTATACCGCCATCACAGATTATATGACCACCACATCCATGTGCAGCATCAGCACACTCAATAATAGCAGATAGTTGTGGTATTCCTACTCCAGTTTGTATTCTTGTTGTGCACACTGAACCATTACCAATACCCACCTTAACTATATCTACTTTACCATTTATAATTAATTCTTCTGTCATTTCTCTACTAACTACATTACCAGCAACCAATATACAATGAGGAACTAATTCTCTAACTTTAATACAAAATTCAACTAATCTTTTAATATATCCATTAGCTACATCTATACAAATCATATTACATTTTTCAGGTGAATTTTTATATAATAATTCTAATTTAGTAAAATCTTCATCTCTAATACCAATTGATACAATATAATTATTTTTATCATTATCATTATCAGGATATTCATCTATATCTAAAAATTTATTAAAACATGTAATCATATTATATTCTTTCAACTTATTATACATAGGAACAGTCCCAATCGTATCCATATTACTAGCAATAATTGGAATACATTTTAAAACTTGTTTTGTATTTGGGAATTTAAATTCTCTTTCCAATATAATATCATTTCTAGAAGATAGCGTCGACCTCTTTGGTCTGATTAAAACATCCGTAAAATCTAATTTAATATCTTCTTCAATTTTCATATTTAATATAATTATTAATTTGTATTTAAATATTATTCAGCAAATAAGTTGTCAGCAAATAGAAATCCGCCTTCCATTAAGAAACCCGCGAAGAAATACTTTATGAATGGTAACATACCTATGATACATAATAATATTCCTAAATATTGCATAGGTTGTATTTCTTTCAATAATTTAGTATTTTTCTTATTATGTTTCTTTATTAAATAATACCCGCTTCCAAAAAAAACAGTTACTAATAATCCCAGTATTATATATGCTGTAAGAAAACCACCAGTACCTGATAATACAGCCATAAATATATTCTTATTAACAGATTTCATATATTATATATTATATAAATATTATAAATTAGAAGTCAGATAAATTTTATTCATTACATTTTTATATTTTAAATGTGGTCCAATTCCACATATCTGTCCGGTATTATTTCTTTTGAACATATTTAGTGTGAAATAAATTTTTCCTTTTTTATAATTCGTATTTTGTTTTAGATCTTCTATTACTTTATCAGTACCCAAATATTCATGTTTTATAACTTCTTCTTGTAAATTATGACCATATGTAGCAAAGACAAAATCTTCAGCTAATACTGATTGTCTATTACTTATGACGAATGTATACATTTCTTCACACATTATTAGTTTAGATTGTTTTACATCAATTGGGAATGTCCAACTACTAGTTAAACCCAAACCAACTATAGGATGATATGGTGTTATATTCAATATATGGTCACCTATCCCGACTAGAGATACCATATCTGCTACATTATTATCACATTTAGTTACAATCACACATTCTATAAATCCTGTCTCAATATACTGAATACCTTTTTTAATATCAACAGTAATTACTTCATCACCTTTTACTAAATCTTCTACTTTCTTCCAAGAATTATCTTCCATTCTAATACGACTACCTTTGGCACAGCATCCACCACCCTGTACATTATATGATTGCATTGTGGATAATGTTGGAAGTTGTGAACCATCAAATCTATTAGATAATCCACGATATCCTTGATATGTATTTTCCATAATAGTTTTCTTTGGTGCGGGCATACTATCAAAGATATCAGAGACTTCATCTCTTAGGGTCTCAA